AAAATTGCAAGAAGGCATAAAGAAAATGAAAGAAATTCAACAAAGAATAGCAGATGTACAAAATGAAGCTGAACAATTGCAAATGCAAGCAAATAAATATATAGGCACACAAGCCGATATTACAGGTATTGGTGAAATGGGAAGTAATTTAATTAATCAAGCAATGCAGGTATAGCATTGTTTTTTAATAGTCCGAGCATTGAATGACTTAAAAAGAATATGGGAAGTGAAGTCAAACACTTAAAAAAATAGGAGGAAAAAAGAATGAACGAAGAAGAATTAGTTCAAACAGAACCTGTTGATAATTCAACTGAAAATACTGATGCTCAAACAGTAGAAGAATTTGAGGAAGGTATAGAATTAACTGATACCGCTTCTAATGAAGAAAAAAAAGAAGTTAAACAATATACTGATGAAGAAATCGAAAAATTAGTAAATGATAGAGTAAATAGTATTCTACCTACTAAAATTGAGAGAGAAAAGAGAAAACTTGAAAAAGTTTATAATGAAAAACTCTCTAAATACGAAGAAACTGAAAGTATATTAAGTGCTGGCTTAGGTACAAAAGATATTACCGAATCTAATCAAAAGATGAGAGAGTTCTATGAAGAACAAGGAATAAATATACCAGCATATCAAAAACCTAGATATTCAGAAGATGATGAAATAACATTGGGTGAATCCGATGCAAGTAAAATTATCAAACTAGGATATGATGAAATGGAAGAAGAAGCAAATAGGCTAGCTGATATTGGTAGAGAGAATATGACACCAAGAGAGAGAGCACTATTTACTAAACTTGCCACTGAGTTGACTAGACAAAAACAAGTCAAAGAGTTAGCTCAAATAGGAGTTAAAGAAGATATGTTGAATAATAATGATTTTAAATCATTTGCTAGTCAATTTGATTCTAAAACTCCAATCAAAAAAGTGTATGAATATTATACACAAATACAACCAAAAAAACAGGTTGAACAAATCGGAAGTATGAAAGGCAATAAAGAAGTCGAAAAGGCTTTTTATACTGATGAAGAAATAAATAAAATGTCCTTAGAAGATTTGGACAAACCTGGTGTATGGGAAAAGGTTCGACAATCAATGACTCATAACAGCAGGTAAAAGAAAGGAATGAGGAAAAATGAATGATGCTAAACAAACAATTTGGCATAAGGCTTATGAAAGAGCCCTAGAAACAATTACATCATTGAGAAATCACTGCGATTTTAAATATGAAAAGGATAGTAAAAATGCTACTAAAGTAAGAGTTTTAAATGCTGTTAGACCAACAATTAGAACTTATGTACCAGGTACAGCAATTACAAGAGAAGCAGTATCTGCTACATCTGTAGATATTGATATCGACCAATTCAAATATTTCAATATTGGATTAGATGATATCAATAAAGCACAATCTGTACCAGGTGCTATGGAAGCATCTGCAAAAGAAGGTGCAATAGCATTAGCTGAGGAAGGCGACAAATATGTTGCATCATTAGTTAAAGCTGGTGTTGAAGCTGATACACCTACAATTGCATCAATTGCTGCAGGTGCACCAACTAAAACAAATGCTATAGATAAAGTAGAAGATGGATTCGAAGTATTATATGGAAACAATTGCAAAGTATCTGAATCTTATTGGTTAGAAGTTTGCCCTAAATTCCATAAAGTATTAAGACCATCTATTACTGAACTATTAACTAATAATGTTGAAATGGCTAAGAAAGGTATTGTAGGTAAATATGGTAATGCTAACATTACAATTGAAAACCTATTACCATCTAGCAATGCTGATACATATAACATTCTTAGAACTGAGCATGCAATTGCTTTCGTTGAACAAATCAACAAAGTAGAAGCATATAGACCACAAGATTCATTTGAAGATGCATTAAAGGGATTATATGCATTCGGTGCTAAAGTTGTAAGACCAGCTGAAATCGTAGTTATTAAAACCACAAAGTAATATAAGAGCCATAAGGCTCTTTTTATCGTGTAAGTAGATTAAATGAGTGCAACTCTCATAACACGACCAGAAAGGAAATAAATATGTCAAAATTAGAATATTATACAATTAAACCAAATTTAAAACAGATTTATGGAAAAAAAGTAACAAAAGAAACAGAGTTTACTGAGCAAACGGAAGATGGTAGAGTACATCAAACATTCAAAGATTTAACATTAACTACTATAGTTAAAAACGAAACAAAATCAGAATTTTTTCAAATGCAAGAAGAATCAAAAATGGTTGTAACAATGCCAGAAGGTACTATCTTAGTATGGGATGAAACAGAAGGATTCATTATACCGCAATGTCAAATGTGCACATTAGATGAATTAGAAGAAGAAATAGCAGATATAAAAGAAATATATAATACTCCAATTGAAGAAAAAAAATAAAGAAGGTGATAATATGACATTAACAGAAATGAAAAAGAAAGTGTTGAAGTTGATAGAAGAAATCAATCCAAATAGTGAACTATTAACTGATGACCCAGATATTTCTGCTAAAATCAATGAGGTTATTAATCAAATTCAAAATGAATTAGCAAGAATCAAGAAAATACCAGCAAAAAAGACAATTGAAGTAGATACTGAATTAAAAGATGAATATGATTTTAATGAAATAGATGAAAAGATGTTTCAATTAAACTTAATTAGAGGTGTAGAAAATAATATTGTAGGTGATACAATTATTTTTTGTGAACCTGGAATTGCGAAGGTATTTTATTTTAAATATCCTGAACAAATAACAGAAAATACAATAGCAGATGAATTTGTATTTGATTTGTCAACAGATGCATTGGAAGTAATGCCATATGGAGTTGCAGCAGACTTATTAAAATCAGACATATCAGCACAATATGGTAGGATATATGCTGAAAGATATGAACAAATGCTACAAAGATTAGACCCAAGATATCATACAGGTTCAATTTATATAGATGGTGGTGATTTAGATGAGTTCATATGGTAGTGCAGCTGGAGTACCAAGCGGTAATTTGGTAACTAGAAAAGTCGATATGTTTGCTGGTGTAGATTTTAGCAATGGTGATACAAATTTATCAAGAAGTCCAGACAGTTTAAATATGTGGAAAAATTATAAGAATAATGCGGCAGGAATAGAAACAAGGCCTGATATGGAGTTAGTTGAAAGTTATGATAACACCATATTTGGCCTATTTTTTTATGATGTAAATAATACTACACACAAAATAGTACATTGTGGAACAAAATTATATGATAATGGCACAGTTATTTTTAGTGGAATGAATCCAGCAAGAAGTCAATCATTTATTTTTGATAACATTTTATACATTAAAGATGGCATTAATTATCTAGAATATAATGGTGCTGAAATACATGAAGTAATAGGAACAATACCAACAACATCAATTGGTGATGCAGAAGGTAGTGGAACAACATATCAAGATGTCAATTTATTAACACCATTAAGAAAGAATCTAAGAATTGGTGATGGAGTAACTAAGAAATTTAAATTAGACACAGAAAACATAGATAGTAATTATACTGTTACCGCAACAATAGATGGAATAACTTATGTTAAGGGAGTAGATTTAACAGTAGATGCAGTTAAAGGCGAAATTACATTCAATTTTGCACCACCTGCACCACTTACTGATGGCCAACATAATATAGAGATATTATTTAGAAAAACAATACCAGAGCATAGAAATAGAATAAATAAATGCACATTACTAACAGTATTTGATAATAGAGTATTCTTTAGTGGCAATCAAGATTATCCAAATGCAATATTTCATAGTTCTGTAGAAGACCCTAGATATGTATCAGACTTAGATTATTACAATGAAGGAATGGATTTAGCACCTGTTAAGACAATGATTGCAGGAAATAATGCTTTATGGGTATTAAAAGAACCATCTCAAGCTAATACTACGATATTCTATCATAATCCTGTTATAGATAATGAATATGGGAAAATTTATCCTAGCACACATTCAAGTATATCAACAGGTTGTGTTGCAACAGGAATTAATTTTAATGATGATATAGTATTCTTTTCTGATAGAGGAATGGAAGCAATTACACAAGATATAACTACTGAACAAACATTATCTCATAGGTCTAGTATGATTGATGGTAAATTGCTTAAAGAAGCAAATTATAAGAACATGATTCTAGAAGAATGGGAAGGCTATTTGTTAGTTATAATCGATAATAAAGTATATCTTGCAGATAGCAGGCAAAAATATAGAGATGTTTATATTGAATATGAATGGTACTATTGGGAATTATCTCATAATATAACATGTACTGCAGTTAAAAATGGAGTACTTTATTTATGTGGTAATAATGCTATTTATAGTTTAACAAAAACAGATAGTGAATTAAATGCATATTGGACTACTAAACTAGATGACTTTAAATACCCTCAATACCAAAAGACTACTAATAAAAGAGGTGGAACAGCAGAAATAACTGGTGATAAGGTAAAAATATATGTAAAAACTGATAACAATAATTTTGAAGAAATAAATGAATACACCAATACAAAAGGTTATATAGTTTATAGAATTAAGAAGAAAAAATGGAAAAAGTTGCAAATGAAATTTAGTTCAAATACACCATTTGGACTTAATTCTTATACATTAGAAAGTTTTGTTGGTGGATATGTTAAAAGGTAAGGTGATTAAAAATGGCAAGTTATAATGTAAATTATGATGATGATAGATTTAAACAAGTAGAATCAGAAAAACAAAGTCAGTTAGAACAATATAATAAGGCATATGATGATTTAATTAATGAAAGAAATACATTCACACAGCAACAGCAAGATTATGTGAATAATTGGCAAGCAACACAAGAACAAATTGCAAATGATAATTTAAATCATCAAATAGAATTATATAATCAGAAAAAAGACAAAGCAGAAAAAGATTATCAGAGAGAAGCAAGAGCAAGTTATGCTGATTATCAAAAAGAAGTAGATAGATATGGTGTTAGTAGAGAAAATGTAGTTAATAATGGGTTATCTAACAGTGGATATGCAGAAAGTTCAAAAGTTAATATGTATAATGCATACCAAAACAGATTAGCGAGTGCTAGACAAAGTTTAAATGATATTAAATTAGAATTTGATAATGCTATAAAAGAAGCCACAATGCAAAATAATGCAACATTAGCAGAAAATGCATTGTCTGCATTGAAACAAAAACTAGACATAGCATTAGAAGGATTTAATTATAAAGATACTCAAATTCAAAACAAATTAACATGGCAAAATAATATCAATAATAATTATTACAACCGTTATAAAGATGTTGAAAGTCAAATCAATTATGAAAATGAGCAAGCAGAAGCAGCAAGACAATTTAATGAACAAATGGCATATAAGAAAGAACAAGATAGAATTGCACAGCAAAATTGGGAAAGAGAATTTGCATTGCAACAAGCTGCTACAAGAGCATATAACTCAAATTATTCAAACTATAATAATAGCGGTATAGACTTAACTGAAAAACAACCTGATAATTCAACAAATAAATCTAATACATCATCAGGAACTATTCAATATAATGGTAAAACAGGGTATAATTCACTAACAAATGCTGTTTTATATTTAAAAAACAATGGAGTATCAGGAGTTAGCACAGCTTCAAATGTTAAAGATTTGATTGCAAAAGGATATTTAACTACTGAAACTATAAATGGTAAGTTATATTATTTTCCTAACACAAATGTAAAAGTAGACAATAGCAAATCAAAATCAAAAAATACTTCATCCAACAATAGTAAGACAACGAAAAAAAATAAAAATAATAGTGTATTAAGTACATTAAGTAAATTAATTAATTTTATATAGGAGGTAAAATATGACTTATACATCAATAGAGAAAAAAAGATTAGAAGAATATCAAAAAAATGTAAAATTAGCTAATGAGGGTAAATCTAGTATAAGTCTTTCTTCTAATTCAAATAATAACAATAATATAAATTTGCCTGTTAATAATCAAAAAAATAATAGTTGGTTCAAGCAAGGACAGGGAAATTTTATTCAAAATACACTTGGCACAATAGGGGATGTAGGTATAAATTTAGCAAAAGGTGCAGATACAATAGGGCAAGGTGTAAAAAATACTATAGCATCAGCATTCATTAATGCTGCAAGTCCACTTACTCGTTCAGAAAAATTGCTAACAGGAAAAGACCATTTAGAAGAATGGCGAACAAAAGCAACACAGGATGTTTTAAACTATAATCCTATTTCTGATAAATTAAGCAAGGCAGAACAAAAAGTCGACAAATATTCTGCCTTAGGAAATAAATCTGATTCAATAGCAAGTGGTGTAGGATATTATGGTGGAATGTTAGCTTTAGAAGCATTAGGAATACCTTGGCAGGCAACTGCATCATTTACTTCATATGGTAGTGGATACGATGAAGCAATTAAAGAAGGTGCAAGCAGAGAACAAGCCGTATTATATTCATTAGGAAGTGCTGCAGCAGAAGTTGGCTCAGAGTATATTTTTAGTGGTGTTAAGTTGCCAGGAACAGGTAAGGTAACAGAAGAAATAGTAGAACAGGCAACAAATAAAATTAGAAATAAAGTTGTAAGAGAATTAGCCAAATTTGGAATAAATACTATTGGTGAGGGTATTGAAGAAGTAATATCTGGAACTGCAAGCGAAATTGTAAAAAGGCTTGCATATTCAGATAAATGGGATTATAGCAAAAAAGATGCATTCGATGACTTTTTATCAGGTGTATTAGTAAGTGCAATAACAGGTGCAGTTGTTCCTGGCCAAAACAATTTAATAAACAATTTGCAAGAAGTAAAAGGTTCGAATATTGAAACACAAAAAGAAAATGAATCAATAGCCACAGTAAATGATATAGTAAATACAGAGCAAGGAAATAACAACAATTCAAATATTAATACAACTGTAGATGCAGACACAATTAATACAAGAATAAATGAAGTAACAGAACAGATTAGTGAATATAGGGAATTGCAACAAGAAAATAGATTAACACAGCAGCAACAACAGCAAATGACAGAATTGCAAACAGAGCTAAATAATTTGCAAAATCAATTAAGTGAATTATCTAATACTAATAATCAAGACAATAAAAATATTATGCCTATAACAGTAAATGAATTGACAGCAAATGAAAATAGTTCTAATTTAAATTCTAGTAGGCAAATTTTACCGCTAGGCAATGATTTAACAAGAAATAGTATAAATATTCAAGAAACAACTAAAACTCTACCAGCAAGAAATTTAAACCTAATAGAGAGTGCAAGAATTAATAACATAGACCCTAATAGTGAGCCAATTGTTAGTATAAACAAAATGCTAAGCGATAGAGGAATCAATTCCAGATTCGATGCTAATTTATTCAGTGATTCAAATGCTAATGCAATTTGGATGACAAATGTTAATGAGAATGGTGAAACAGTTAGAGAAATAATATTTAATCCAAATGCAGATACAAAACAATTAATACAAGAAGTTGCAGTTCATGAATTATATCATGACATGGTAGCAGGTGGTAATGCTGATTTATTAGCAGATTTAATAGAATCATTTAATATGCGATTCCCTGATTTTCAAAAAGCAAGACAAGAATTAGCAAGAACATATTCAAAGGTATATCAAAATTCAAATAATTTTGAACAAGCAGTAAATGAAGAAGTAGTTGCGAATATCCTTGCACAAAAACTAGGAAGTCAGGAATATATCAACAGATTAGTACACGAAAAGCCATCACTAGCTAAACAAATTTATGATTTTGTAATAGATAAATTAAATAGATTGAATCGTTTAGTAGGATATAGAAGTGAAAAAATATTCTGGGAAGATGTTAAAAACAAATTCGAAAAGGCATACAGAGAAGAATATAAAAATAATAATGCATCTGATTCTACTAGATATATGATTACAGGAATCAAGGGTGTAAAAAATGGTGTCAAAGCAGATGCAGAAAATCAATGGGCACTAGATAGTTATAACAAGGCAAATACCATGGCAAAGAATGGATATTCAAACGAACAGATTAGACAAAAAACAAATTGGTTTCAAGATAATGAAGGCAATTGGAAATTTGAAATTAGTGATAAAGAAGCAACTCTATTAAAAAAAATAAATAAAAATACGAAGTATAAGTTAAATGAAATATTTAACCATCCAGAATTGTATGAAATGTATCCTAGTTTAAAGAAAATCAATATTAAATTTAAAAATATATCTAACTTTAACAACGAAAAAGTCGGTGGCCAATATATACCATTAACAAATACAATAGAGATAAATAACTCAATGTTGGATAAAAATAATGCAAATATATTGGTGAAAAAAACATTATTACATGAGATTCAACATAACATCCAAACAATAGAAAAATTTAATAATGGTTATAAAGGAAAATCAATTGGCGGTTATTTTGAAAATTTAGGTGAAATAGAAGCAAAAAATACTGAACAAAGAATAACAATGGATGAAATTGAAAGACTAGCATCAGCCCCAGAAAGTTCTAAAAAAATGCCAATTCATCCAGATATTCAAAAAATCTTAGATAATCCAAATTCAAAGATATCGCAAAGATTACTTCAAAATAAAGATATTGCAAATTTAGTCAATAAAATATATAATGAAATTGGTGATAATAATGCACAAAATAGTACAAATATTCAAAAAGATTCTTCAAAAATTCAAAAAGCACAGAACTTATTGGATAGATTGGGAAAACGACAAGGATTAGATTTAAATGAAGAAAGCAATAATGAAAATAAAGGACTTTCTAAGAAGAATGTACGAAGCGATATTCTTCATAGAGTAAACGAAGAACTAGACAATAGTTCTTTTTCTTATAAACAAAAACAATTAGATATTATTTTAAATAGTAATCCTGTTAATGATGATTATCACACATGGATAAGGACAATAGATGATATTAAAACATTACAAGAAACGATTGAAGATAGTGATTGGTCAGATTATGATGAATATAATCCAGATTTGACAAAACAGGATATAGAGAAAGCAATTGAAAGTGGTAAAATAACTGTATATTCATCATATCCAATAGAACAAGGAACTTTTGTAAGTCCATCAAGAATGGAAGCAGAATCATATTCAGGTAATGGAAAAGTATATTCAAAAGAAATTAACATTGAAGATGCAGCATGGATTGACCCTACACAAGCTCAATATGCAAAAGTTAGTGAAAATGAGTCTTTATTAAATAACAAATCCAAAGACAACCATGGAAGAATATTGAGTGAAAAACAACAAGAATACTTTAAAAATAGTGCAATTAGAGTAAAAAAAGGGCAATATGGAATGCCAGAAATAGCAAAAAATGGTGATTTGTTTGAAGTATATCATGGTACTAACAATGATTTTACAGTATTTGATAAAAATTATTTTGGAAGTGCAAACGATATGGGATGGTATGGCCCTGGTTTTTATTTCGCATTTACAGAAGGTGAAGCGAGAAGCTATGGCTCAAAAGTAATTAAATCATACTTAAATATTAAAAATCCTTTCTTTTTTACTGAAGAAATGCAGACTTTTGATGGTAAAGATTCAGGTGATGTAAATTACGACTTTGGTTCATTTATGATAAATATGAAAGATAAATTTCCTGAAATATCAAAAAAAGAAACTTTAAGATATACTGAATATTCAAAATCAACAGGTGATTTAGAAACTAAAGAAGTTACAATGAATGAAGTTGGGAAAAAAATAGAAGATATTTATAATAGCAAAGATTTGAAGATGATTACTATCAACGATAATGGCACTGATAAATATCAATATATTTTTGAAAATGATATAGAAGATTATAATGTGCCTAACGAAATAAAACAACTTATTGAAGAAACAAGAATTTATAACAAAAATGATGCAAAATTCGCAGTAGAGAACAGTAAATATTACAAAGTATCTACAGAAGAATTACAAAAAGTATATGATTATTATAATAAAACCAATAACGATTTTTCAAGAACTTATATAGGCTATCCAAATTCAAATAAAGAAGTTATGCAAAATTCGAGATTAAGTGAAGCAACATGGTATGTAGTAAATGATTTTTATCATAATTTAGATATGCATATGCCTGAATATTTTATGCAATATTTAGGAAACGATATACAAAAAGAGTTAATAAAAAGAGGATATGATGGTGTAGTTCAATCAAAAAGCGGCGATGAAATAGTTGCATTTTATCCTAATCAAATAAAAAATGTGGATAATACTAATCCAACAAATAATGATGATATAAGATATTCTCAAAATAATAGTAAATGGCAAGAATACCTAAATAAACATTATCAAAGAGAAGGTACAGGTCAAACTCTAAAAGAATTAAAAACGATAGAAGAAAAAGCACAAGAAGTTGCTTCAGAAAATAAGAATCTAACTGATGAAGAAGCACAAGAGTTATATGTGTTAGAAAATTTGCCTTTTGATTTAGACCAACAAGAATCAGAAAGATTAGAATATTTAAAAAATAAAGAAAAAGGATATAAAGTTAAATTTCCAGAGTTAAAGAAAACTATTACATATAACGATATTAAATCAGAGTATTCAAAATATAGAGATTTAACTAATTTTGATGCTAAGCAATTAAAGACAGCAAAGCAATATGTACCAGGATATAAAAACACAGATAAAAGAACAAAGCAACAATGGTTAAATGTTGCTAATTTTATTGGTAGCAATATAAAAACTGATTCTAGTAAAGAATTAACAAAGTATGCTATTCAGAGTTGGTTTTCAGCTAAACCAAATACAAAAGACACATTAAATAGACAAGGTCAAAAATATGTAAAATTTTCAATAGAAGATTGGGTAAATGAAGTCTATAAAGGTGCTGGAGTAGGTAGCCTAGTAAAGACTAACAATGTTTTACCTGTAAAAGCAAGTATAAGTACAAGCAATCAATCAAATGCAGATAATAATCAATTAATACCTATTGATAGTAATAAACTAAAGAAAGTAATGAATCCAACTGAAATATCTAAATTGACTAAACAAGATGCTAATACAACACCAATACTACCTACACGAAAAGTACAAACAGGTAAAGGCGAAAGCAGTTTTGCAAGAAATATTTCAGAAAAAACTAATATGCTTAGCGAAGATAGTAAAAAATCAATCTTATCATCAAATGAAGTTAATTACTATAAGCAAGTAACTAATGAAGAAAGTCTAAATAAAGCATTTGATAAAATTAATAAAGGCGGTCAAAGCGAAGTATATAGTTGGATGACCAAAAGTAGTGAAAATGCAACAAGTGTAGATATAGCAGAAGGATGGATATTGTTAAAGCAATATCAAGACCAGATTCAAAATGAAACAGATACATCTAAGAAAGATGACTTAAATAGGTCAATGGTAGAAGTTGCTAAAAAGATGCGAGAAATGGGAACTAAAGCAGGTCAAACAGTTCAAGCATTTAACATCATGAATAGATTAACACCAGAAGGAATGGTATATTATGCACAATCCGAATTACAAGAAGCATATGAAAAAATGTCTAAAAACAAGACAAAAGAATGGATTGATGCTAATAGAGAAAACTTTGAATTAACACCAGAAGATACTCAATTTATTATGAATAACATGGAAGAAATTCGTGATATGGAAGATGGGTATGATAAAAGAGTAAAACTTGCAGAAATTCAAAAATTGATGACAGATAAATTGCCACCAGAAAAAGGGGCGGCTTTAAAATCATGGATGAGAATATCAATGTTATTTAATCCTAAGACACAAGTAAGAAATGTTGCAGGTAATGCTTTGATAGCACCAATAAATTATTTTGGCGATTTATTCTCAAGTTATGCCGATAAAGTTATTGCTAAAAAGACAGGAGTAAGAACAACAGGAAACATGAATGTAAATGCAATACTTAAAGGTATGAAAGAAGGGGCATATCAATCTACTAACGATTATAAAAAAGGCATAAATACAAAAGATATGGAAGGCAATAGATTTGAAATAACAGAAGGTAAGTCATTCAATGATAAAACTGCTATTGGAAAATCACTAAATAGAGTAGAAGCATTGCTAAACTATGTTATGGATGCAGGTGATAGAGTATTTAGTCAAGCATCATTTGAAAATTCATTGCAAAATCAGATGATATTAAATAATACTACTGAAATAACACAGGATATGATTGATATAGCAAGAGCAGAATCATTGCAAAGAACATGGAATGATAACAATGAATATACAAAATTCGTTTTGAATGTAAGAAAAGGACTAAACAAATTAAGTTTTGGCGATTATGGATTAGGTGATGTATTAATACCATTTGCAAAAACACCAGCCAACTTAACTAAAGCAATTGTAGATTATTCGCCAGCTGGATTAATTAAAACGATAGTAGAAGGTAAAAATCTAAAAAATTCATTATCAAATGGACAATATAATGCAAAGATGCAACACAAATTTGTACAGGACTTAGGTAAGGCGACAGCAGGAACAATGCTTTATGTTTTAGGATATGCCTTAGCAAATGCAGGAATAACAGGCGGTGAAAGTGATGATGACAAGGATACAGCAAACTTTATAAAAAACACATTAGGTATAAGTTCTTATTCAATAAAAATAGGTGATAAATCATTTACTTATGATTGGGCACAACCTCTAGCAGCACCATTATCAATAACTGCCAATATAGTAAATTCTAGAAATAATAAGGAACAGGCATTATTGGAAGGAATTGTAGGCTCACTTGATACTGCTGGTAGTATATTACTAGAACAATCATTTTTGCAAAGTATTAATGAAGTATTAACTGATAATGAAGGATTTGTAACAGGTTTAATTAATTCAATGTTAGATTTACCAGCAAGAGCAGTACCAACATTCTCAAAACAAATTGCTGATTTAGTAGATGGAACACAAAGAACAACATTTGAATATGATAAGCCATTACAAACAGCAGTTAATAAGGTAAAGGCGAAAATACCATTTTTAAGCAAAACATTATCACCAACAGTAGATACTATGGGTAGAGAAATACAAAAATATGGTGGAAAGAACAACATATTTAATGTATTCTTGAATCCAGCCAATGTTAATACAGAAAATATAAGCACAAGTGCAGCTGAAATATACAGATTATACAAAACAACAGGTGATAAAACAATTATGCCTAGAGTAGCACCATATTATATTAATAAAAATGGTGAAAAGACTATAATGACATCACAACAAAGAACAGAATATCAGAAGATAGCTGGTGGAATAATTGAATCAAATATTAAAAAAATGATAAATGATTCTAAATATATTAATTTATCAGATGTAGAAAAAGCAGAAATGATAAATAAAATAGTAAACTACTCATACAACAAAGCAAGAAAAGATGTATTAGGAATGGAAATGAGTGATACATATAACAAGATAAATTTATATACGAATGATGGTGGAAATGTATCAGATTACTACTTAAACAAAGATGAAATAGATTATTCATATCAATATCCAGAAAAATACAAGACAATAAAACAAATAACAACATATGATAAATATCTAACATATCAGAATGAAATTAGTAATATAAAAGATAGATATGAAAATACAAATCAAAGAAAAAATGCAGTAGTTAATTATGTTAATTCCTTAGAATTATCAATTCCACAAAAAGCAATGTTAATAAGAATGAATTATTCATCATTTAATTCATATGACAATCAAATTATAGAATATATCAATCGCCAAGATTTAACGATAAAAGAAAAGGAAGATATATTGTCTAAACTAGGATTTAAAATAAAAGATGGGAGGGTTTATACTAAATGAAACAAGACAGAAACGGAGTTAGAACAGCTCAAGACTTAGAAAGAAAATATGATTTTTCTAGCATAGATACCCTCAAAAGAAATTATGAATTGCAAAAAACAAGTTTAAATAAAGTAGAAAATGAACTGAACAACTTTGTGGAAGCAACTACACAGAATATAGAAGATTTACAAAACCAGGTCGATGGAAACATTACTACCTGGTTTTCTTCTGGTATTCCTACGTTAAATAACTATCCTGCTAACGAGTGGACAGATAATGATACAAAAAACAATCATTTAGGTGACTTATACTATGACAAAAATACAGGATATGGTTATAGATTTACATTGGAAGAAAACACTTATAAGTGGATTGAAATAAAAGATACTGATGTTACTCAAGCACTAGCATTAGCGAATGCAGCACAAGATACTGCAGATAGTAAAAGAAGGGTTTTCGTGGTACAACCAACACCACCATACGATGTAGGTGATTTATGGTTAAACAACGAGGAATTATATCGTTGTCAAATAACAAAAGGTGAGAGTGAAACATATGCCTCAAGAGATTGGATAAAGGCAACAAAATATACTGATGATACAGTAGCAAATCAAGTAGGCAATAATTTAACCATATTAAGTGGCACAGTGACAGAAATTAGAGATGATGTAGATGAATTATCTACCACAATGACTAATACAACTACACTTGTTAATGAACAAGGCGAAACCATAGGAACTTTGCAAGAACAACAATCATCAACAAGTCAAACAGTAACCGAAATAAGTGCAACAGTAGCATCGCATGGGCATGCAATAGATAATTTAGAAGATACAGTAGAAGAACATGAGAACCAATTAACACCTACGGACACAGCCTCAGGTTCATCCATCTACCTAGAAGATAGTGCTGAAACAGAATTGATTGATTTTGAATTAGAAGGTAAAACAACACAGGAAAGTGAGCCTTCTCCAAGCAATCATAGTGATTTAATTAGTGTAGGATATGCAAATTTGTTTGATAGTGCTAATTTTGAAGCAAATCTTGTAAGCGGTAAAATTAGAAATGATAGTGGAACAATTGTTAATGATAGTACAAGTACATATTCAACTTATATGATGCCAGTTAAAGCAAACAAAACATACACATTTAAAGGATATTTTCAAAGAGTATATTTATTAAATAGTAGTGGTACATTTGTATCAAGAGTAGTTTATAATTCAAGTAATACTTTGCCAATGGATACAACATATACACCTACTATTGATGGATATTTTCAATTTCAAATAAGAAACTCTGCTTATAACGAAAACAAAGGTCAAGAATTAGTATATGTAGGCACGCAAGCACACAGTTACATACCTTATGGTAAATATGGTATTGAAGTCAAAACAATAGATAGTGAAAACAATAGTAATACATACTTATATACCCTAGACAACCCACTTCGTAGCAATAAGGATGGCACTATAAAAGACCGAGCATACATTAAAAATAATATGTTATTTGTTGATAGAAAGATGGGTAGTGTAGATTTATCAACTATTACTTGGAACAAATACGGGCATAATGTTAGTGGTTATTCAAGATATAGTTCAACAACAATTCCTAATATTAAATATGTAAGTGCAAATACACAATTAGGTAATGGTATGGCTGAAAAATATGTATTAGATATTGGCCGTGGAATAACAAGCAAAATTGATAAAATAGCAATAGACACATCGCAAGTAAGCGTTGTTGCAAGTGACAGTCCAAGTGGTGAATTTATATATGAATTAGCTAATCCATATACAGAAGAACTTGGAACAATACAAATACCTAGTACATACAAAGTCATAACATACTTAAATACAACTGATGAGTTAGAACCTAATATGAATATTACATACGTAAGGAATACAATAATATCAAATTATGTAGAAAGCCATGTTAGTGAGTTAAAAATAAATGAACAAGGCATTACAAGTCGAGTACAAACAATTGAAGAGAGCGACTATGGTAGTAGAATAAATGCAGTAGAAGAAAGAACAACGGATACTGAAAAAAATATCGAAATTATATCTACCAATATAGATAAAGAAACTGGCGAAGTAAGAGAAGTAACAACTAAGAATGGTTTAACATTTAACGAAAAAGGCCTTAATTTACATACCAATCAAAATGAATTTAACACACAAATAACTAACGAAGCAACAGAGTACAGAAATGGTGATTCATTAATCAATAAAACATCAAGAGATGGTAGCTTACTTACAAAGTTAAGACTACAAGAACAAACTTACTATTCACATAATGGTAGTGATACATCAAATCCAATGAATACGGAAAACTTTGATTTTGTAGATGAAAGGGTAGAAATCGATGGCGAATACTGCTATGCGACTTTTTATAATGGTGAAGAATAATGGAGTTAACAAAAAGTTATCAAAAACTAGCTGAGACATATTTAGGAAATTCATCTGGAAATTTATATATAAGAATATATGCTAAATGGAGTGACCAAGATGTTCAAAACAATAGAACTAAAGTTCAGTATCAAGCAAGAGCATATTTTAGTGGAAGTTATATTTACGACCAACAATCATCAGGAAATGTAAAAGGAACAGGTGTTAACCAAGTAAATTACTCAAGAAGTAGTAGTTATAATAATGGCGAAACAACTTTAGAAACTGCAGAAGGCTGGGTAACTCACAATGATGATGGAACAATGTCAATTAGTGCTAGTGCATATTTAAACTTTCCTAACTGGGGTTGGAGTGGAACAGCTAGTGGAACAGCAACTTTGCCAACATTACATACTCCACCTGAATTAAGTTTATCAAGTGTATCAGAGAATAGTAGTAAATTAAGCGGTGTTTCTGGAACAACATTTGTAAATAACATAAGTGAAAAGACATTTACTTTAAATTACACAATGTATGATAGTGCAACAGCAGATTCATTAAAGATATACGATAAAAATGGAAATGAATTAACTGCTACAACAAGTTTAGGTTCATCATCAGGAACTATAAAAATAAATTTTAAAACTAATCCAATCAGTTATAATGTAATTACTAATAATAAAACTACATTTACTATTAAGTTTACCGACAGTAAAAATGGCTCTAGAACAATAACTACACCTGAGTACACAGTTATACCTTATTTTGCTCCTAATTTAATCACTACAGCATCAAATGTTAAGAGGAACGGACAAACTACAGGTAAGGCAGTTTTGAACCTTACAGGGCAATTTTACAATGCAACAATAGGCAATACTACAAATGCTATAACTTTGTCATTTACGTATTGGACAGGAAGTACTGAACCAAGTACTTACTATCCAATACCTAGTAGTGCTAATACTGGAAG